AAAAAAATTGAAGACTGGTTAAGTTTTCAAGTAGAAACTTGAAGACTGGTTAAGTTTTCAAATAGAAACTTGAAGACTGGTTAAGTTTTCAAGATTTCTATTATCCATTTTATAAGATTTAGGGAGTCCGTGTTTTTGCCTAAAAATAATATCCATATCCTGTTTAAGCCATTTCTCCGGTTCGGCTTTTCTATCCAATATATAGCCGGTTTTCCTTACCATTTCCTCATTATCAATGTTCTTCAATTTAAACCAATTTTTAATATAAGGGGAGCTAAAATCTAAGATTTTTTTAAAAGAATTAGTCATTTCACTTACGACTTTACAATACTTTATACCATTATTAAATATTATATGGGTATGTATGCCGTGTATGGTGTCCTCTGTTTCGCCTCTTTGCTCTATTACATATTCATAGTAATTAATCCATTTCTTGCTCATCGCCTTGTGTATTGCTTTCAGGAATACGGCTAATGGAACAGTATCTGGTGGATTAACTGTGAGAAAGTAGTAAGACTTATCATTTAGCGGAATATTACCCATTTTAGCCTTTAGCTTTTCATATTTAAGTTCGTCTTGTTTTTGCCAAAACGAATGACAATAATTGTGATATTCTTCAATATTCTCCATAGACATTTTTTACCCTTTTTACCCTTCTATATTTAGCCGGAGAAAATAAAATTAGGGGGATTTTTAAGAAAATATCCTCCATTAGTGGTTTTTTGATTTTTTAGGCTAACGCCTAAAAATCAACACCACTAATGTTTAGGCGATAACGCCCTAACGGGCAAGCGCCCCTCTGGCGTAGTGTATTTTTAGGGAGTCCTATTAGCATTACTGACAAGAAACCCGTAATGCGTAGTGATTTATTTCTTTTAACTGGGGTCAATTGTCCCCTGTATTATGTAGCGTATATATAACGAAACATTAAAAAAATAAATAACATAGGACTCTATAACATAATGAAGTTGTTTTTTCAGCGGGGTGAAAAAAACAACATCATTATGCTATACAGTAGCCATAGTGTGCGTTTTTTTCCCGTTGTTTCGTTTTTCTTCAACGCTAAAAAAAATTTTGACTGGGGACAAAAAAATAGCCCGTATTTTTTGTTAGGCGTCTTTATAGTATAGCTGGATTACTTCGTCATTTATTCTACCGACATTAAAACCTAATGTAGGCGATGTTGAATAATTGCTATAAGCATAATATATCAAATGATAGTCATAAAACTTAGGTTGATTTGAAGCATTTTCATAAGTTAAGGTCTTACCTCTTATTAATTTATTAGCGGGAACCCATAAGCCGACTATTTTAGTCGCCCGAGATATAGTGGGTATACCTTCGGCAAATCCTCCACCTATCGTTTGGATTCCGTCAGCATCCATTCCAGTACTTGATTGTTTTATAGTAAATCTTTTAGAAGCTAATATAGTGAATCGTTCTTTATTAAAAGTATCTATCATTTTATTAGCAGATATACCATTCCATAAGGTGGAAGATGTAGGAGTATCTCCCTTAGCTGATTTAACTATAAATATTCTAAATGTAGCCATAGAATATCTTTCATTTAGCTCAAACATACATTTTACAGAGAGGCCGGATAATGTTATTCTGTCCCCTATTCTGTTCTGTATGGCGCTCGTTTGCGGGTCAGTTAAACCTTGCGTAGTAGCTAATAATGAAGAAGAACGAACTAATATTCCATTATGTCCTAATTCTGTCCCATCGCTATTGCTTGAGATAGATTTTTTAGTTTCTAACATTTTATTATTGTTAGCAGTTATCGCTCTGCGAATAGCTGACTGTAAAACAGTTGCTGATTTAGTAGCCTTACGGCCATATTTTTTTTTTAATTTATAAGTTGGTGATTTCTTATATTTACGAGGCATCCTCTAAATATAGCAAAGAAAAAAAATTGAAGACTGGTTAAGTTTTCAAGTAGAAACTTGAAGACTGGTTAAGTTTTCAAATAGAAACTTGAAGACTGGTTAAGTTTTCAAGATTTCTATTATCCATTTTATAAGATTTA